TATCTCGGCTCGGCGACCATGATCGAAGTCATCGACTATCTCAACACCGACTACGATCTCGAACTGGTCGATGAGAACGACGGCACCGCGTTCCTCTACACCAGCGTCGAAATCACGGAGGAGGCGGACAACGAGCCGTTGATCGTCCTCCACGATGACGGTGAGTTCGACATCTACGAGCGAGCGATCGCCGTGGAACTGGTGAACAATGAGGACAGCGGCGTCTATAATTTCGTCTCGCTGGTCGAAGTGTTCGAAGAACTGGAGCGCTTCCTGCGTCGCCGCATCCCGGAATCGATGGATGACGGCCGGGACGATGATGACACAGGCGACGACGAGTGATGCAGTTTTTCTCACTCCGCGAAGCCAACGTCGCCCGGCAGGCGGAGTGGGACACCGGTGGCAACATCGACCTGTCCTACTCCGGCAACGAACTCGCCGGTGAAGCTGGTGAACTGATCTCCGCGACGGTCGATCTGATCAACGGCGGTGATGATTATGAAGCTCTCCGTGAGGAGATCGGCGATGTCATCATCTGCTGCGATCTGATCGGCCTGCGCGTCGGCCGGCCGCTCATCACGCGCTGGCCGGTAAAACCCCGCCGGGGCCATGCAGACGCCCGCATCGTCACCGACCAACTCGTCGATCTGGCGATTGAAGTCGGGAACGTCTCGAACACGATCAAGAAGCAGGAGCGGGAACGCTTCGGCATGGTCGGTGCCCGAGGCTCGCTCGACGACATGATGCACAACCTCAACGAGATCATCTGTCTGGTCCACTGGATCGGCGAGAGTTTCGGTGTGGATGCAGGCGAATGTGTCGCCCACAAATTCAACCTCACGAGCGCCAAGTATGGCCTCCAGACCAAGATGGCTCCCTGATGGCTGCAATCAATTTCGAAAACATGTTCGACGCTTACTCGAACTCCGCCGAGAAATCGTGGAAGTATGACCGTAATGCGTCCCTCGGTGCATCCGAAACCTTCGGCTGTATTCGCGCCGCATACTTCAAGAAGTTCCAGTATGATGTCGATGACGGCCACGAGGCCGATTGGGGCGCTGCCAAGCGCGGCGACATCATCGAAAATTACTTCGCCGTGCCGGCCACCAAGGCAGTGATGCCCGAAGGTGCCGAACTGCTCTATGCTGGTGATGAGCAGGAGACCTTGAAGAAGGGCCGCCTGTCGGCCACGCCTGACGGTCTCGCGATCGGCTTGGAATTCGACGCGCTGGCCCAGCTTGGGATCGACGACATCGAGTCCGACTGTGTCGTGATCGAATACAAGTCGTTCGATCCGCGCGCCACGATCAAGGAAGAGAAGGCGATCCACGCCGGCCAGACGCAGGTCCAGATGGGCTTGATCCACGAACTGACCGAATACCGCCCCGAATATGCGGTGATCATCTACTTCAACGCCTCGTGGTTGTCGGACATCCGGCCGTTCGTGGTCAAGCGCGACCCGAAGATTTACGAGGCGGCCAAGGCCCGCGCCACGCAGGTATTCTCCTGCGAGGACCCCAAGGACCTGATGGCCGAGGGCAAGATCAGCGGTGGCTGCACCTACTGCGAATACACGCAGGAATGTGCTTTCACGCAGGGCGAGGCGACGCCGAAGTCCAAGAAGAAGATCGAGGATACCGACATTCTGGATCGACTCGCTGTATTGTCTGCCCGGCAGAAGGAGCTTGCCGAGATCAGCAAGACGGCCGACCACGACAAGAAGCTCGTCGATGAGGAGATCAAGCAAATCCTCCGAGACAAGGACACCAAGGGGGCAGGGGACGATCGCTTCTCCATCAGCCTGTCGTGGTGTTCCGGCAAGAAGTCGCTCGACACCCTGTCGCTCGCGGCCGACCTTGCCGAGAAGGGCATGGATATTGAGGACTATCAGCGCGAAGGCAACGGCTACGAGCGACTGACGGTGAAACTCAAGGACTGATATGCGCCAGTCCATCATTCGTGTTGCGGTCGCTGTGATTACGCTCAGCGCCCTTTGTTACAGCGCACCCGCCGGCCTCGAATACACCGCCCGTCACAAGGCCGAAATCGCAGCCAAATAATCCGGTGACCGACATTTTAACTTGACATTCCACCCGGACTTGTTTAGCCAGAATGTCGGTCACACAGACCACGGAAGACATCCCCACATGATTCAGAACCTGCTGCTCCGCCTTGTGGCGCGGAGTTCAGACTCGCTCGTCTCGTTCATTTCGGGACTGAGCACCAAGCTCGACGACATGCTCGAAGCTCACGACGCCAAGGTGAAAGCCATTCGCGTCGAACAGGAAAAGACCCGCACCACGGCCGATCTCGAAGCGGAGCGCATCCAGCGCGAAGCGGACGAGACGATCGCTGAGTTCGAGGACCGGATCGCCGAAGAGATGAAGAGCGCCAAGATTGTCGCCTCCATCAAGCAGGCGCTGCCGACCGCCTAATCGGCACACCCTCGCGGGTAGGGCTTACCCGCACCTTTCCAAAATCTGGAGATAGAATGCCCAATCTCGTTCAACAGAACGGCAGCAACGCCGTGGCCGTCGCAGGCGCAAACCCGTGGGCCGAAGCTGCCCGTGGCGTCGAAAGCGGTTCCTACCTCAAGTTCAATGGCAACGACGGCCGGTGGTCGTTCGGTCAGGACGACGAGGACCTGCCCGTCGGCTCGCGCGCGATCGCCGACATGGAAACGCTGGCCTTTGGCTGGACCTGCTGGGTCGAGTCCAACGTCGAAGAAGAAATCTTCGTCACCGTTGCCTCCGGCCAGAAGCCGCCGGCCGAGCATGAACTGACCGACCACGGTCCCTACGATGATGACGACGGCTGGCGCGAGTCCGCTTCGCTCTCGCTGATCCTCGAAAGCTACGGCGACGACGATCAGGACGAAGCGGTTGGCACCCAGCTTCTCTGGAAGTCCTCGACCGGTGGTCAGGTTCGCCAGATTCGCAAGATGACCGGTGCCTATGGCCGCGTCTTCTCGCAGCATCCGGGCGAGTTCCCGGTCATCGAACTCGGTGCGGAAAGCTACGCGCCGAAGAACAAGAAGCACGGCAAGCTCAAGTGGTCGCCGGTGCTCAAGATCGTCGGCTGGATGACCGCAGCCGAGGTCGAAGGTCTGGCTGGCGGCTTCGGCGACGATGACCGCGAAGAGCCGGTCGCCAAGGCCAAGCCGAAGAACCTGCCGGCCCCCGAGCCGGAGGAAGAGGACGAGCCGGCTCCGGCTCCCCGCAGCCGCCGCGCCGCTGCTCCGGTCGAAGAGGAGGAGGAAGCTCCTGCTCCGCGTAGCCGTCGTGCCGCTGCTGCCCCGGTCGAGGAGGAAGAGGAGGAAGCTCCGGCTCCTGCTCCGCGTAGCCGCCGCGCTGCCGCCCCGGTCGAGGAGGAAGAGGAGGAAGCTCCGGCTCCCCGCACTCGCCGTGGTCAGACCGCCGCTGCTCCGGCCGAGGAAGAAGACGAGGACGCCGCTCCGGCTCCCCGCACCGGTCGTGGCCGTCGCGCCGCTGCTGCCGCCCCGGCCGAGGAAGAGGAGGAAGCCCCGGCTCCCCGCACTCGCCGTGGTCAGGCCGCTGCCGCCGCTCCGGCCGAGGAAGACGAGCCGGCTCCCCGTGCCCGTCGTGGCGCTGCGCCGGCCAACGCCCGCCTGCGTCGCTTCGACTGATCTGTTGGGCGTCCCTTCGGGGACGCCCACTTCTTCAAGGAGAAGCCCATGAGCGCATGGTGGGATGCAGACAAAGTCCTGTGCCTGATTACGCCGCAGGAATTTGCAGAGATCGAGGCAGGCACTCCGCTGACCTGCATCGACGACACGATCGCCATCAAGGGTGTCGATACGATCGACCAAGACACCCGCTTTGGTCACCTCGCCTACGGCGTCACCGGTGACCATCCCCTCCGTCTCGCGCTGCTGGACCTGACTACCCGTCAGCCCGGTTCGCGCTGATCGACCCATTCCCGGAGACAAGAATATGGCCGAAGCTGCCAAGAACCCCTTTGAATTTCTCGCCCGCCTGCCCGACGCCCAGATGTCCGGCGAGGTCGTGCGTGAACCCGGCGTCCTGATCAACGGCGCATGGTGCGGCAAGCACGCACTGGTCAACGTCCTCTATGGCGACAAGATGCCGAACCCGACCTACACGATCGGCATCGCCGGCCGTGGCACGCTCCAGATGGCCGAGCAGGAATTCCGCGAACTGCTGTCGTCGATGCTGGCGCTGTTCGAAATGCGCTCGCCCGGCGCGCTGGCCAAGGCCGCTCCGACTCCGTTCGCACAGGCCGGCGAGTAATCCTGCATGTTCTCGCTTTCTCCACAACAGGGGGATGCGGTCCGCAAGATCAATCACTGGTTCAAGAACGACACCGCCATGCGGCTCGTCTTCGTCCTGTGCGGGTTCGCCGGCACCGGTAAGTCCACGATCCTGCCCGACATCCTCGACGCTCTCGGACTGGAGCCGAGCGAGGTGGCTTTCGCCGCCCCGACCGGCAAGGCCGCGAAGGTCATGGGCACGAAGCTGCGCGCCCAAGGCATCAACGTCTACCCGAGCACCATCCACTCGCTGATCTATCAGCCCAAGATGCAGAAGGCCGAGGTGCTGGAGCGCGAACTGGCTGAGTTGCAGAACTTCATCGTAATGCTCAAGGCGGGTGACGTTCACCCGCCGACCGGCGATTATGAAGCCGATCTGCACGAGGCCGAGAAGACGATCCACATCCTGACGAAGGATTTGGACCGCGCCTATGACGTGAACGATCTCCGCTTCTCGCTCAACCCGGACTCGCGGCTGGTCAAGGAAAACATCAAGCTGATGATCCTCGACGAAGGTTCGATGATCGGTGAGCAGATGGCGACCGACCTGATCGAATTCGAGATTCCCATCCTCGTGATGGGCGATCCCGGTCAGCTTCCACCGGTAGGGGAGGACCCCGGCTTCCTGAACGGGACGCCCGATGCCTTCCTGACCGAGGTGCATCGTCAGGCTGCTGACAACCCGATCATCTATCTGGCCACGCTGGTCCGCAAGGGCGGCCGGCCGGAGTGGGGTGATTATGGTGACGGCGTTCTGGTCGTGCCGCCGAACAAGGACGAATACACGCTCGACCTTGAGCGCGATTGTCAGGTGATCGTCGGCACGAACAAGAACCGCTGGAAGCAGACCAAGCGTATGCGCAAGGCCGGCGGTTTCCTCGATACGCTGCCGCACGCCGGTGAGCCGCTGATCATGTGCCGAAACAGCCGGGAGCATCCGCCTCTGGTCAATGGCACGCAGGTCTTTTCGGGGATCGACCACGGCATGGCGGACGAGGGTGTTGCCCGCTTCCTCGCGGACATCCGCGACGAGGACGGCAAGGCGTTCAAGATGTTCGCCTATCAGGGCCTGTTCGAAGAGCACATCGCGAAGGAAAAGAACTTCGCGACCGCCAGCAAGAACATGGCCTTCCGTTCGCGGAACACCGATCACCAGCTTGATTTCGGCTGGGCGATCACCTGCCACAAGTCGCAGGGTTCCCAATGGGATGAGGTGATCGTCCACGACGATTCGGGTTCGTTCCGAAACGACGCCGATAAGTGGCTCTACACCGCGATCACCCGAGCAGCCGAGCGACTGGTCCTCGTCGCCTGACGACGGGCTGAAAACCTTTGAATTTGGCCGATTGTTTCGCTTAACAAATAGTTAAGCCAAAATGAAGGTTCCTCAACTCGTCGCAAAAATCACTCATTTCGCCGCAGG